ATGCCCAACCCCATGAATCTTTACCCAATTCTTCAATCACTGCAATCAAATCTGGATCATTGCGTTGTTCATAGAACTCATACTCACTTAGGTATGTTGCATCAGATTGTGGACTACCTGCTTTGTAATAGTCAGAGTCGTTTCCACGAATTGGGTATTTAGCTGGCACTTTATCAAATGCAATACCCTTGCGTTCAAGCAATTTCTCGAATGCGATATTTGAGATACCGAATCCACCAAAACATCTATTAATTACTACTTTCATTTTATTACCTTTGAATTATCTGCAACATCTTTATCATCACGCAGTTCAATGAACACTGGGAGGAATAAAGATTCTTCTCCAGCTTTGTTCTTGATACGACTATTATACTTCACTGCCACAATTTTGTCAACTAAATTTTCTTTCCAATATTGCTTTCGTTGTGCATCATTGAAGCCAGATCCTACATTTACCTTTACAATTCCATCTGCAGACTCGCATACAATTGCACCGAGCATTCCAACTGCTTTGCCAGAACCTTCTTCAACTGCAACAATCTTAAGATCGCATTCCAATTCGCCTTTGAATTTAATCTGAGTCTTGCTTCGTTTGTCTTCCCAAACTCCAGCACCATCTTTAAGAATGATACCTTCGTAACCTTCTGCAAGATATCCTTGGAAAATCTCTTGGGCTTCTTCTAGTGTTTGAACGATAGTTGAAGTTACATTCCAAATCTTTTTACAATCTGCTCTTTGTTTGCTTATGATTGCTTGAAAAGTAGAATATCGTTTTGAGTATGGAGTGCCACAATATCCGTCAACGAATTGAACATATGGAATCAAATCCCAAACAGTTGCATGAACCAGTGCTGCTTCTTTAGCAGAGATTGTACCTTTATTTGCTTTGTTGAGGATACCATTTCCAGTCTGACGATCTGCAAACTGATGATCACCCTCAAGCATCACAAGAAGTTCACCATCAAATACACAATCAATAGAACCAGCAAGAGAAATAAACTCTTGCTCCAAATTGCCAAGTAGTAATATTTCTTTGCCATTTCTGCTCCTAAATTCGCACTTACCATCACGGACAATTGCATTGAATCGCATACCATCCATCTTCATTTGAGCATAGGCAGGGAATTTAATCTTGTCAACCAACTTCTGTTCGAATGGACTACATAACATGCATGGATATTCAGGAATCAAACCAGACCAAACTTTGTTGGCAGTCGATACATCAACACCACACTTCAAATCTTTGGAGATGATTCTCTCCAGTACCTTAGCATCATCGGCTGATACGGATGCGAGAAGCATACGGAGATATTCAATTGCTGCATTACCAGTAACGACTCTTTCCTTCAAGTCATACAATGCAAGCATGGCTTGATCAAGACTTGTTTGTTTCGAGTCAGTGGTATACTCAGGAATCTTTCGTTGATAGAATTGAGTAAATGGATCTAGTGCTAGCCGAATAACCTCACGCAGAGTTTCGTTATCGCTCTGTGCGTTTAATTGGTCGATCTTGAAATTGCGTGAGGCATTTTCAGCAAGACTGTTTAAGAATTCATTTATGTTCATTCATCACTCCATCAATATGTTTACACTTACCATGATATTTAAAACCGATACAACTACAGACCATACCATTCTCTGATTCTTCTACGGTATATACGTGGTCTTTGCTACCTTTAATTTCCCAAATTTTATTCGTGGACTTTTGTCCTTCGAAGTGCATGTTGCGTTTGATAACTTTGAATTTACGATATCGAGTATCAAATCGAATTGGATTCTTGAACATCATAAAATCTTTGGGATTACTCTTCTTGAAGTAACCGAAAATCTTTTCCATGTTTTCAGTCAGGATGTAGGTATGGTTACAATCCATACCATCTTCCCACTTCGTAATTTCTCTTGCAAGGATCATGCAACTTCCTTGAAGTAACCATAAGGCAGACCTTGCGTGAAACAGAAATACTCGAAGTCGCCATTAGCACCCTCAGCATCCATCAACCAAGCAATGACACGTTCACGATTAGTACCAGTGTGCATTAGGTTGAGTACGCTATCTTCGAAACGAACAATCGCTTCGGCTTCGCTTTCTTTGCGAGCAATTTCTTCCTGCTCGATAACTTTGCCAAGCAATTCGAATTCAGCCATGAAGACTTCCTCAGTCCAAGCAGAGGTATCGACACCACGAGGACGCACACCATATGCATCCTTGTACATGTCCCAGTACTGACACTGCATTTGTTCCAACACAGACATCTCTTCCCAAGACTTGAATTCGTTTGACATTTGCAGTTCCTTTTCGATTTTCATACTACTATTATACCCCAATTATGAATTAAAGACAACACTTAGATGCAACTCTTGCGAGGGAATCCAGCTGCAAAACCAGAAGTCCCAGTGGAACCAGATCTTGTAACTTTACCAGACATGCGTTGCGTTGGTGCTTTGCGTGCCTTTACAACTTCGATCGATCCACCCTTCTTCAAAAACAACTTCAATTGTTTTTCGGTTTCAGCACGGATCTCAGATTTTGATTTATAGAACATAATATATTTTCCTCTCAATTATAGACGGGACAGATTGATAACACGACCAGCAAATTCGCTAAACGAAACACGCTTAGGAACAAAAACGATTTTACCCACACGACCTTTGTCAGTCGCATCAGACCAAGAATCTTTGGTCACGGTAATTTTGTAAGCATCGTAACCTTGCTCATTTGTTTCACGCTCCACGACACCTTCAACGAAACAATCTTCACGACCAACCATAGGTTTGAAGTCATAAGAACGAATCACATCACCAGTTTTAACAATCATTTTCACTTCCTTTTCAATTTTCATACAACTATTATACAGCAAGTTGCAATTAAAGACAACAACTATATGGAATAAACCCTACAGGTCTGAGGGGATTAGAAACCCTTGTAGATACAGGGGTTTAGAATGATGAAAACCCTCTACGAGAGAGGGTTTGGAGGGAGGTCTAGGGAGAGCCTAGAGAGGGTTACAGACCGACTAAAGCAGACGCTGGAGCGATCTCTATCCCTGAACCGAATAATCGGTTGAATTCGTTGACCATTTTGGTCGATGGAGTTCCTTCTGAAGCAATAGAATGTCTATGAAGTTTCACAATTCCTTCTGAGTAAGGCATGAATGGCATCAATGCTAAGCCAACACCTTCTTTAGTTTGCTGCATTAAAATTGTTGCAGTCGTTTCGCATTCATATCCATAACCAGTTGATTCTACTTTGGCAATAAGTTCTTCACCACTAATCAATTTAAATACTTTAATGTCTTTCATTTCAATCCTCTATAACAAGTTGTTCAATAAACTCTGCTGCACAATTTTGATCAGTAAAATAATTTATCACTGTTCTAAAATCATAACAATTAAGTGCCATTACCAATATCTGTTTGTTTTTGTAAACAGATATTTTGAGAACCCAGTCGCCTCTGCGCACGGCAACGAATGAGATCATGTTTGGAGATAGTTTGGCTTTCATACAAGTATTTAGGGAGAGCCGAAACTCTCCCTACTTGTACGATTATTTGTTTATCTTCCGATACCCTTTGTCATCGCATCTGCTCTGGCTTTACGAGCCTCAACAAGTGCTTCAAGCATAAGGACAAAAAATTGTTTACAGCGTTTCAGCAGCTTTATCATAAACATTCTCCTGCAACAATTCCTTACCTTTACGAGACTTTACTTGAATCTTCTTTGGTTTCTTTTCTTCTGGAATCAAACGCTCCAAAGCGATCTTAAGAATACCATTGAACATCTCAGCGTCTTTAACTTCGATGTGGTCATCGATAGCAAACGCACGAGTGAACGCACGATTAGCAATGCCTTTGAACAAGAAGTTATCTTCTGTATCTACAGATGCAATATTACCCTTAACTACTAACTTGCCACCATCGATCTCGATGTCGATTTCGTTTTGACCGAAGCCAGCAACAGCCATCTCAATAGTGTAAGAGTTCTCCCCATTCTTGCGAATGTTATATGGAGGATAGTTGGGGATATTTTTAGTGATATCGTCGTGCATTTTCTGCATACGAGTCACTTGATCGTCAAACCCTACAAAGAATTTGTCGAAGTCCTTGAACGCTGGACCAAATG